ACCTGGCTCGGAAATTCGTTTCCCTTGCCGATGTCGAGCGCGTTGGTTTCGTTGACCGGGTTGACCGTAGAGAGCGCCGGATTCACCTTGGTCAGGCTCCACATGTCGGCCAGCACGTTGGCTGTCGCCACGTCGGTCTGCGGCTTGAAGCCAAACGCGATCTGAGTTTCCTGGATGTTCGCCGGACAGGATGTGGTTGCCAACGGCTGTACTCCGGGCGGCGGCGGTGGCGGCGGCGCGCTGGTGGGCACGTCCGCCGTTACAGGATTGCGCGATGCCATAGCTATATCTCCTTATTCATGGGTTGGGCCAGTCACCCGTTTCGGCCGTTTCGGTTTCAAGCACGATGTAGTCGACACCTTCGGGATCGGTGCCCCAGTCGATCTTCAGCACATCCGTGGGCAGCAGCCCTGGCAGGATATTGCAGAGACGCCAGATCAGGCCGTCGCCAGGAATAGGAACGCCGTCCATGATGAGGTTGACCAGGGCCATGTTGGATCCACCGGGCATGCACTTGACGCAGATGTCCATCCGGTGCAGCCACTTGCTCATCTGCCCACGATCCAAATTGGTGCCCTGCCAGATCACCAGCAATTCACCGGGCTGCATCTGGTAAATGGCGAGGTCTCTGGAGTTTTTGGATGGGTTGACATCGACGTAGGCATTGATCGGGCTCTCGGGAGACAGCGCGGCCACGAGCGGCGGGATCGCCGAGAGGGTTGCCGCCATGCCGTTCACGAGATCGTCCAAATGCCTCATATCTGGTTCAGCGTGGACGGGCGGCGGTTGGTCGCGCCGACAGGGATCCACGCCGTGTTCACGTACTGCCCGTATTGCGCCTGCGCTTCGTCAAAAATCACCTTGGCGTCCGTCACCGCGAAGCCAATCATCTGGTCGTACTGGTTGGCGCGCATCGCCTTCTGCCGCTCCAGGCGCGTCGTGTTCTCGGCTCGGATGCGACCCGCCGCGGCTTTGCGCAGCGTGAAATTCTTAAGCGTCGCGCCGGTCATCACCATGTCTCGCACCGCGCGCTTGTGCGTGTACTGCTGCTTGATAATGGCGTAGCGAACCGAGAGTTTTTTGGCGGGCTGGCCGGCCGCGTCCATGACGCGGGCCCAGCGTGCCTTTTGCTCCGCCACCATCTTGTCGCCGATGGCCTTCAGCTGCGGGTCGCTGAGATTCGGGCCACGCACCCGGCCGGATTTGGTGACGTTGATCTTTACGCTGTTCGCCATGTCAGACCGCCGCTCCGATTTCTTGCAGCACCAGGACGGAGAAGCCGATGGCCAGGGCTTCGATACGGGTCACCTGATACCGCTTGCCGTTGTTCTGCACGAAGTCGCCGAGAACTGGCGGCGCAGGCAAGGCGGCATTTTCAACGTCCATGTGGCTGTAGCGGCCCGGGGAAACTTCCTCGTCGGATTGCCCCTCCTTCCACAGCACTGTTACGTTTGCCGCCAGCGTTGCATCAGACTTCGGGATGTACGTCACCTCCACGCCGAAGACTTGCAGTTGCGCGGGCCAGAACAGATCCGGCAGATAGTGCCCGATGAATGGATTCGTCGCCATAATGCTCCTGCGCCTGCGCCCCTAGAATCCCCAGTACGTGATCTAAGGGCGCGTGGCGCGTTCCGCTGGCACACGGACCTGTTACGCCACTTTCGCGGCGAAACTTGCGTTGGGCCTAAACGGCACCATGATCGGAGCGCTTTGCAGCATCACGTAGCGCACCGACGGATCCGGCTGGATCCAGGACTTGACGTAATAGGGCACCGGCTGGAGCCCAATCTCTTCGTCGCGGATCGCGCCGTAGGCCTGCACGCCCTCCAGCGCTGGTGAGCACAGGATGCAAGTGCCGGTCGGCAGGATGGGTAGTTCATTGCCGGTCGTCGGGTCGACATACCAACCGCTATAGACCCAGATATTGAATCCTTCGATCTGGCCCATCTGTACGCCACCCTCAGTGACCTGCGCCAGGTAATCGATGCTGGGCGTGTCAGTGTAGCGACGGAAGATGTTTAGGACGCTCTGGATGCCCGAATCGGCGCGGAACAGCTTCCACACGTCCACGGTCATGATGACGTCGTTGGGGAACACGCCGGTATCTTGCAGCACGATCTGCGCCCAGTCCTGCAAGTTATCGAGGATCTTGGCGGTGCCCGAACTCCACAGCGGGTTGGCCGTGAAGGTGTGGTTCGCGGAGCGCCCGAAATCGACGACCACCGTCGGATACTTGTCACCTGAGATAGTGGACTTGCCAGTGTTGAGTACTTCGCCGCACATCACCTCGAGACGTCGGCGCAACATGTTCAATTGATCTTGCATGTCGAAGGCGATCAGCGCGCGCACGCGATCGGCCGGCGACATAGTGCCGCCGATCTGCTCACCGGGCATGCGCTTGAGCGGCCGATTCATATCGAACACGCGCTTGTCTTTGATATAAGCCGGGCTAAACGTGTTGGTCACATAGCCCTGACTCGCGACGATCTGGCCCTCGACCAAAGGTGATACAAACGGCGCGATTCTGCGCTTGCCCTGGATCACATCGAAGTGAATTTGTTCCGAGTCCTCAGCTTGAGTTATGCCGAAGAACCGATCCAGCAGAAACTGCGGATTGCCCAGTAATGACTGGAGCACCGCAGTCAGTACGTCAGTACTGAATACATCAGCCATGAATGGCCTCCATCATTGGTACTGGGCGGTTCCCCTGGCCACGCGGACGCGGCGTCCGTGCCAGGACGCCGGGCCGCAAAAATTCGCTCGAGTTAGTCGCCCTTGCCGGATCGTCCGGCGGATGGCGCGCTGGTGTGATGGGCCTCGTGATGCTCGGCTGCCTTAGCGGCCGCCTCGACCTCTTCGGCTGTCTGCGGCAACGGGCCGCCGACAACCGGCAGCCCCGTCATGGGCACCAACAGGCCGGATCGCTGCTCGACAGTGAGCACATAAATGCCAATATCGGCGAGATTGGCCACATCGGAAGCTGCACCCGCAGCGCTGAAGGTCATGGCGGTATCCAAGAACCTGCCCTGCGTATATACCAGGCCGGTTACCGCAGCGCCCGCGCCGGTGTCGATATCCTGGGCGAGGATAGCCCGCGCGGCGCCGGAACTGGTTACCGTGGTGAGGTTGGTGCTGCCCGTGATCGGTGTGCCAACGGCTGGCCCATAGAGCACCGTGCCGCGTTTCAGCACACCCAGCGAGGGCGCGATCTTGGCGCTCTGCGAGATGGGTGAGATTTCGCTGGCGACCAGTGGATCGAAATTATAGGTATCCGACCGAAAGCTGGCGGTCGAAAGTAAGCCAGGATTGGCAGCTGCTACAGACATTGGTCTAGGTTCTCCTTTTACTGCACGTGCGGCCGTTTCCGCGCCTGCGGCACGAAGGCCAGGATCTTGGCGATTTCTGCGGCCGGAGAATCCTGGTCTGGTTTTTCGGCTACCCCGACTACGGGGTTGGGGATCTGACTCATGCGTGCTTCGAGCGCGTTGGCCGGCTTCGCGGGTGCGGCTGGGGCCGCGAGGAGTAGTTTCTTCGCGGCATCAACCGAGTGGTTGGTTTCGAGTGCCAGCATGCGGGCCAGATCGTCCCGGCCGCGTGCTTCCTCGCAGGTTAGAATCGCAGCGATCCGCTGTCGATCTTCAGTTGGCGTCATTAAGTCGCCCTCGCTTTCTGGCACCGAGCTATCGTCCGGTTCTTGCTCGGTTCCTTGGGACTCGTCACTCTCGTCATCGCAGCTGCAATCGCCTTCGGGACAGTTGCAGCCGGGATTGTTGGTCAAGTCCGTGTCATCCTCTTCGAGTTCGCCCTCGTCGAACGGAGCCGCCAGCTTGACCTTGTTGCTTTTGGGGCTCTCGACGCGCAGCCCCGGCACATCGCGGATATCGCGAATAGGCGCGGTCTGGTCGCCGCGTCCGATCAAACCTTCCAGAGAACCGAGCGCATCCGCCATTCCGACGGAAATGGCTGCGCGGGCAGAGAGAACCGCGCCGCGACCATAGGCGGACGCTACCCGCTCCGCGCTCGTTCCCCGGAAGGCCGCAACATGCTCGATGAACACCTGCGCCATCTGGTCGACCATCGTTTGCAGCTGTTCGCGCCCCTCGTCCGTCGCGGGATCGGTGCGTTTCAGCGGACTTTGGCTCGAGATCACATCGAACCGCTTGACGCCCCGGCGCTCGTCCACTGCGGAATCGTCTACCACAGTCGCCAGCACTCCAATGGAGCCAAGCTGGGCCGTCTCATCAGCCACGATCCGGCCAGCTGCCGAAGCCAGCCAGTAGGCCCCGCTTGCGGCCATGCCATCCACGTAAGCCGTTACCGGCTTCACCGCATTCGCCGCGCGAACCATATTGGCAAACTCATTGATGCCGTCGATCTGGCCTCCGGGCGAGTTGATGGCCAGCACGATCGATTTCACCGCGGGATCGTCCAGCGCGGCGTGCAGATCGAGCGAGGCGTCCTCGATGGCTGTGCCGCCCAGCAGCCAGGTCCAGATTGAGCGGTAACGGAACAGCGGCCCGCGAATGTCCAGCACTGCCGTGCCGTTATGGTTCTGCACATCCGGCCCGCCGTTGTCGACCGGCTGGCCGAGGCGCGCGGCAAGTGCTTCGAAGTCCGTATGGCGCGCCGTGGCCAGGAGCGCGCGGATCGCGCCGGGGGTGATCGCCCATGGCTTGTCGTCGCTGAACACTTCCATGGCCAGCGGCACGTGATCTACACCGGGGTCCGTACCGGCACCTCCTCCGGTTCCGCCGGGAATCCCACCGGCTTCGACGGCGGCGGCGGTTCCACCCACAGGTCCGCT